CCCCGCAGGGCTAAAGGTATAGTATTACCCTTTAGCCCACCTGTGTCCAGGGAGGTTGTCCAGATATTTTTTAGATATTTTTATTTATTATTTATTTAATTAATTGCTGATGGGTTACAAGCGGAAGCGTTCTTACAGTACAGCTAGTGCTTCTAAGCGCAGGCGTACGTATGTTCAACTTCGTCGTTTACCCCGTCGGCGTTACTACAGGCGGAAGAGACGTTACGGTCGTTCCAGACGGGGCACATTGAGCTACAGCAACGTGCGCAGCTACGGTTTCCGTGACAGTAAGTTGGTACGCTGTAACTGGAGTGCCGAGGAGACACAAGTAGTTAGTGCAGGTACGTTTACCGCAGCATACGCATGTACGGGTATACAGGTAAACTCTGCGTACGATCCCTGGACAGGTGTGACAGGTACGTATAACGTTACAGTAGGTGGCTTTGACTTGCACTCGCAGTTGTACAATCGCTACATAGTTGTCGGTGCTAAGCTTATTGTTACGTTTCGCTTTGATACTACTAATGCCAGTGACCAGTTCAACACTTTGTACAAGGTGGGGTTGCACAAGCACACCACGAACAGTCTTGGCTATATTCTGTCTTGGGAGAAGGCTCAGAGTGATCCAAACAGCGTTGTGCGCAGCGTTGTTGCTATTCGTCAAGTACCAACACGGGCAACTGTTAAGATGAACTTTTCTTTGAAGAAGGAGTTCGGCCTTAAGGACATTCGTGACCAGCTGCTGACTACTACTGGTGCAAATGCATCTGTATCTGCTAGTCCAACATTCGGGATGTTTGTTGTTCCATTTTACCAGCCTGTTGGTAACGGGGGCATAGTTCAGTACGACCAGAAGATCTACGTTGAATACCGTCTACTCCAGTCCGTTCTTTTCTACGATCGCAAGGATATTGGCTCACTGAATGCGTCTGACTCTTTAATCCAAGGAATCTAAACAATTGCAGTTTCGACTATTATTTCTTGAGTTTGATCTGTAACTTCTATTACGCTACTTACTCTCCTGAAGAACGCTTGTCTTTTTATTTCTTGGTGGTACTGCCACCAATATACAGGGTTAATGTTGCTGATGAAAATCACATGAGTCCAGTAGGCGTACTTATTAGCATATCGGCAGTCTATTTCGTAGGGATACTTATCTACCATTTCGTTAAGTTGTTCTACCGGCCACTTTTCGTGATCGAATTCATCGAACACTATTGTCTCCTGCTTCCTGTAGTTACCGAATGGATCTCTTCCGACGTGCACCTTAAATGCCTTTGGACACTGCTGGAACACTCGCCATGTCTTCCCCACTCCAGGAGGTCCCCAAAGAACTGTGACTTTCACGTTCCTCAGGTCCTGGGGCGGCGGGTCTAACGATTGCTCTAGCTTCTCTAGTCCGCAGTGGTATTTGACGTACGTTTCCGGAAACATTTCCTGGACTTGCTTTATTCCTCCCTCTTTTAGTGCCTCGACAGCACTTGTTAGGTCTGTCCGTCTTCCCTTCATTCCCGCTTCTGGTTGGAAACATCCTTCTTCTGCCCAGTCTTGTCCCGCAATTTCTCGATCCTTCGAACAGTACAGACGGTTGTCCTCCTCCGAACCCCTCGCTGGCTCCAGATGTGCCGAACCATGTAGTGCAGCCTTCATCTGCGAGAGAATCCTTCGTGTTTTCATCCTGACGTAGCCCTGTATGTGACGCGTAAGAGTCGTGGGGCAAATCTCCATCTCCCAAATGATGTAGTGCATGGTCGAAGGGCAGAAAACCGGTCTCCATTCCCCTGGATTGGGTAGAGTGAAAGTCCATCTAGCACTCTTGGACATAAGTAAATAATGAATTAAGTCGAGATATTTTTTGCTTAAATACACCGGAGAAAACGGAAATTTTGGGCGGGAAGCGTTTTAATTGGCCCACGTGGCAAAGTGCGATCCCATTACGTCATAATATCTGATACATGATTCGAAAATCTAGCGGAGGGGTACCCGAAGGGGGAGGGTGCAGCCCTCCCGGGGAGTGGGGCAGAGCCCCACATCTAGGCTGACCACGGAGTGGTCGAAGCCGTATACTATCCCCGCGGTCGTTGCGTCGCTGGACGTCACTCGGTTGGCAGTTCTATGGCGCTATGTTCGATCCCGGGGAAGATTTTTTTTTTAAAAAAATCTCCCCGCAGGGCTAAAGGTATAGTATTACCCTTTAGCCCACCTGTGTCCAGGGAGGTTGTCCAGATATTTTTTAGATATTTTTATTTATTATTTATTTAATTAATTGCTGATGGGTTACAAG